TATGATACTGCATCAGGACTATTTAAATTCTCAGTTGTTGGTGATAGTATTGAATTTAATCAAAATGCTGTTACTTATCAATATATTGCATTTTGTGACCCTGGAATGCGTTATAATCTTTGTGGAGCCTTTAGTCATGTTAGTGCAGTAGGAGCTACTAGAGTTAATAATCTTATTGTTTCTAATTTTTTAGCATTAACTGGACTATTCGCGAGTGATAGTATTGATGCATTTGGTAGTGCTGTAATGTTTTATAAGGGTCCAGGTTTTACTGCTAATTCTGGAGAAGATGTTAGTGGAAGCACTAATGCCAACGTAGCTAATTTTGCTTCAGGAATATTAAATTCTTCTTCATCAATACACTGTCCCGGTGGTGCAATGAATTCTTCATATAGTCTATGGAGAATGTTAGATTCAGGGGCATTAGGATGCACTAATAATGTAATGATTCAAATTGCGTCTTATATTGGAAATGGTGCAGGTGGCACTAGAGTAATTCCTATCACACCAGCATCGGGAAGATTTCCATTATTTGTATTAGTTGTTCCAAATGCTGCGGCATCACCTATTTTCCGTGACCCCTCTCATGCTGGTAATAATAGTGCGCAATTTGTAAGTTTAACTAATACTACTACAGGTATTACTGCAACTGGAATTGATAACATTACAGTTGGAGTTACTCTAAATGCTAACTTGGTAACTTATTCAGTATTCATTATTTGTGGTGATACTGCAGGACAGAACAATGGTAATTTCTTTCCATCATTCTGTCAAGGTTCAGGTCCATATACTCCTCCACAAATTTTCAATGGTATCACTATTCTTGGTAATGGTGGACTTGAACTTGGTGGTAATGTAACTGGACTAGGATTATTAAGAAATATTTCTGGTATTTATCAATTAACTCCAGGTAAAAGAGTTGATACTTTACAAGATACTCAAATTGGACAAACTAGTTCAGACCAAGCTATACCAGCACCAACCTTTAAAACAGGATACATAGGTGGCTAAGTCATCTGGTGGAGAATCTGAACTTCATATAGTTTCTGTAAGAACTCGCGTTTTGGGTTCTGGTAATCTTCAATACTCATTAGAGGATTATTCTGCAATTCAGACTCAAGTTCTAGTTCCACAACCTATGGCCGCGGCGACTAGAATTGAACCACTTACATTAAGTAATTTTCAATCTCAGAGAACTAGATTAATTGGACAAGTAACTAATTTAGGTGAATGGTTTGAAATTAGCCGAATTATCGTATTCGCGAAACCTGTTGCTGAGGAATATCCACAATGACGGAATGGCAATGGAAAGTAATTATAGCTTTAGTTCGTTTAACTTTAAATAATACAGGAGTTTACTTGTATCCTGATATTTCTAGTAAACAAATTGATATTCAACAATTAAATGAAGCATTAGAAAGAGAAAAGAAATAATGGCTATCATTACAACAACATTAGACAGACTTAAATCTCAACTCCTCACATCAGGATTGAGTCAATCAAATAATGCTCTATTTCAAGTTATTGACCAATTAATAACATTTTTGAGAGATGTTACTACAACTGTTAATTCATTATCTAATCCTGATGCTAGCAGTCCTTATGCTGAAATTACTAGTAGTGTAAATCAAACACCAGTTGTAACTACTCCTATTCAAATTACTTTTAATTCTTCTGGATTATTAAATAAATTTAATTTTGGAGCTAATAGTCTAACTGTTACAGAAAATGGAATTTATCGAGCATTATTTACTGGTCAAATAGGTGAAACTAATAATGGTCAAGTAAATATTGATGCTTGGTTTAGAATTAATGGAACTGATGTTCCTAATAGTAATAATCGTCATTTTGTATCATTAAATAGTGATGCTAAAGTTCTAGTAGTAGATACTTTAATTTCAATGAAAGTAGGAGATATTCTTACAATGTTTATGAGTGTTGATAATGCGACTCGTGTTGCTGGCTTAATAGCTTTAACTCCGGCTGGTGAACCTGCTATTCCATCTGCTATGCTTGCAGTTGATAAGATTAGTAATTAGGAGACACATGATAACACTTAGAGAGAAACAGTCAATTTTCGCGAATTTAGTAGCTAATCTGATTATCCAAGCACAGAAATTTGGATATGAACTTACTTTAGGTGAAGTATGGCGAAGTCCCGAAGAAGCTGCGAGACTAGCAACACTAGGTAAAGGAATTAAAGACTCACTACATATTGATAGACTAGCCATTGATTTGAATCTTTTTAAAAATGGTGTTTATCAAATGGAAACTAAGGATTATGAATTACTTGGTGAATGGTGGGAAAGTCAATCAACTGATACTTTCACTCTTGCTTGGGGTGGAAGATTTAATGATGGAAATCACTTCTCTATGGAACATGATGGAAAGAAATGAATATTCGTGCGTTCGAGCATAAAGATTTAGAACTAGCAAGAGAATTTCATCGAAAATATTTCCCTGAATTAGGAATGCCTAAATTTAATGAAATGATTATTGGCTTTGTTATTGAAGATGAACAAGGACCAATAATGTATGGTGGATTAGAACTAGTCGCGGAAGCAGTTCTAGTTACAAATAGGGAACGAAGTAATATCGCTATCGGGAAAGCACTGGTTGAAGCCCAGAAATGTATGTTGTATACTGCTAAAGAGTTCAACATTAAAGAACTCTACGCATTTGTAAAAGGTGAGAGAGACTACGTTTCTCATTTAAAGCAACATGGTTTCAGCGAATGTTTTCCAGCCTTAAGCATGAGAGTGTCTAATGGGCAAGAAGTCTAATCCAGCACAGGACGTAATAAACACCGCTAAAACAGCCTATCAACCTACAACTACGCCCGGTCCACAAGAACAGGCAGTTAAAGGTATGGCTGGTGATGTAGCTGGCACGTATCGTAATGCTGTCGCACAGTCAGGACAGAATTACAATGATATAATGCAAGGCTACAATACTTTCAAGCAAGGTATAGGTAGTGGGCCATTAGGACAAGCTGCTGCCGGGTATAAAAACTTTGCTGAAACTGGAGGATTTAGTCCTCAAGATATTCAGGAAATGAGAGCGCGTGCAACTTCTCCTGTCAGAGCTGCATATGGTAATACCATGATGCAAATGGATAGGGCACGTGCATTAGGTGGTTCTGGTGGTTCTCCTAATTATATTGCTGCTGCGTCTAAAGCTCAAAGAGAATTGCCTCAGCAAATGTCTGATGCAATGACTGGTATTAATTCTAATCTAGCAGGAATGGTGCAACAGGGTAAACTTGCTGGAATGGGTGGTATGGCTAGTACTGGCGCAACTATGGGCCAGGAAGATTTAGCAGCAAGTCAGGGTCAAGCTGGTTTGTATGGAACTGCACCTGGATTAAGTTCTGCATATGCAAATCAAATGAATCAACTATATGGCCTTGGTGCTGGAATGGAAGGCCAGAGACAAGGTTATGGCCTTAATCTTATGGGGAATCAATTACAGGGTTATAGTGCTAATCAGGGTCAGCAAGGACAGGGTGTTGGTTCCACTATTGCTGGACTTGGTGGTGCATTCCTTGGTGGATTCTTCTCAGATAGAAATATGAAGAAGAATATTAGAGAAGTTAAAATGCCTATTACTGAAGGACTCAGAAAATTGAGAATATTCAATTGGGAATATAAAGGAGATAATACTAAACATATTGGGCCAATGGCTCAAGACTTCAAGAAAATATTTGGTGTGGGTGATGGTAAAACACTTCATCCAGCCGATATTTTTGGTGTAATTATTGGAGCGGAAAAGGAAAAAGCCTATGCTTGACCCTACCCAATATCTCAGGATGAGACAATTGTTTGGGGCTGACCCAAGTTCTGCAGCAGTAGCTCCAAGTAATCCATGGAATAATGTGTCATTTTCGACACAACAATCTACTTCTGTCCCACAAACTAATCCTAATATTTTTGGTTCTACTCCTCCTCAAATGAATCCTGGTGGTGGTCCTATTCTGAGGCCAGATATACAGGATGCAAATCCTGAATATGACCCTGCTTCAAGAGTAGCACAATTATATCATCCTGAAACTATGGCTTCATCTAAATACTCTGAAATGGCTAGTCAATATCCTAAACAAGAGGATTATCATCCTACACTATTGAGAAGATTAGGTGGTGCATTAATCTCCATGAGTTCAGGTATTGACCCACATGGTAGAGGAATGGGATTTTATCATCCTAATCTTGAAGGGATGCAAGCTGGTAATAATTTCGTTCAACAGCCATATGAAAAGAAACTTGAAGATTGGAAAGCCCAACTAGGTCCGGCATATCAATCTGCTCAACTAGAAAGATATTCTAATGTTAATGCACGTTCATCTGTAATGTCAGTTATTTCAGATGAATTAAAGAATAGAGCACAAAATGAAAAAGCTGCGAATGACCAAGCTAAATCTGATATTTCTGCTAATCGTGCTCAAGCTTATAGTATGAAAGCAATGGGCTATGATTTTGACTTTAAAGGCCCATTCGTTACTATTACACATCCTACAACTGGACAAATTACTACAACTAATATTCCAACTGGTCATATGAGTGATACTGATAAACTTGTTCTCGGTCATAAAGAAAAAATGGCTGAAATTGGCGCGAGGGATTCTAGTAAAGGAACTCCCTTTGATATTCCTGACCCTGATGACCCAACAGGAAAAAGAAAGATTCCTGTTATGGTTAGTCCTACTGGTCAGGCTACTAGAATTACATTAGGAACAGGTGCAGGTAGAAAACCTGTCAATGCTCCTATTCAGAAACCAGGCGTAGAACAGCCTGCTAATACTGGTAATCTTCAAGCTATTCAAGATAGTGCAAGAGAAACTATGAATGCAATAAATAACATGGTTGATGATGCTGACCCAAAGAATCCTCAATTGAGAGAAAATGTTAAAGGTGCAATAGGTGCTTCGCGAATGCTCGGATTACAACACGTTCCGGGTAGCGAAACATATACTGCTGATGTCAATATCAAGAATCTTAAATCCAATCTACTTTTGAATTTAATGCAGAAAATGAAAAGTGAAACTAAAGGTGGAACTACTGGATTTGGACGTATCACTAATGCTGATTTGGCTGTTATGAATCAAGCTGCATCTAGACTCGATTCTGGAACTGATAGAGAGACATTTAGGAAAGAACTATTGAGAGTTAGAGAAAAAGTTCAGATGATTCTTGATAATCCTGGTGGAAATACTGGTCAAGCTGATGTAGTTCCTGGTTCCACTGCTTCTGACTTAATTAAACAGTATAGTGACCCCAACTATAAAGCACCTAAGAAAAAGAGTTAATCATGGCTGATGTGGACCTCAACACAATCGTTCAGAGAATGATGGATGCTGGTGAGTCTAAGGACAACATCAAATCTGTCATTACAGAATATAATGCGAGGAATCCTAAACAAAATATTAGTAAAGTAGATTCTAGTGAACCCGGAACTTTTTGGGGTGGAGTAGGTAAATCTCTATCTTCAGGTGAAGCTGCTAATGCAGGAATGCAAGGAGCAATAGGATTCGGTAAAGGTGCTATTGCTGATTTACCAGAAGGTATGGTTAATATGGCAAAAGATGCCTTCCATACTGTAAATCCTTATGACCAATTCATGGGAGCAGTTCAAGGCGCTAAGAATATCTATAATGACCCACTTAATCCTAGAAATTATATTCCTGGTTATGATACTGCTAAAAATATGTGGGATACTACTACGAAAGCTGGTGCAGACCCAGAATCATTTGGTCGAATGATGGGTCAAACTACTGGTCAGCCGGCAGTATTAGGCGCGGCTGGTGAATTTGGAGCACCACGAGTAGGACCAGCACTAGAAAAAACTGGTAGTATGATGCGAAGATATCAACCTATTTCTGGATTTGTTCCACGTTTTGCTGAATTACGCACAATGCGAAATCTTGAATCTGGAGTAGGTAGAGGAATTGAAAATATTGGACGTAGACTACAAATTCCAACTAAGATGGGTGAAGTAATGCCACATTCTCCTTCTTGGTCTGAGGGAGAACTTTTACATGAACCACCTGGAACTAGTATGACTGGTCCATTTAAACAAGGTGATGTTGTTCCACCTAAACAGACTACTGGTGTTCCTACTCGCGGTTCTATGCCTGTTAATATGCCCCAATCATTGCCTGAATTTTCAGGTAATAGACTTCCACCTGCCACTTCACCTACTACTGATATTTTTGCAACTAATCCTCCTAAATTACAAATTGAAGGACCTACACCTATGGATGCTCCAGCTACTAAAATTGGGACTGCTTCCCCTCAGCCAGCAGCTAAACCTAGAGTTTCTATGAAATCTGGTATGGCTTTTGAAGTTCCTCAAGAACAAATCACAAGAGACTTCCTGAAAAAAGCGAAGTCTCAAGGATTTGATTTTAAAGAACTAACTCCGGGGGGAAATTTCAGATTTGAGAAAGGGAGTTAAATTATTAGCTTGCTGATATTCCATTGCCATCTGCACATTGACTAACACAGCACCTAAATCATCGTCTGTGTAAATTTCTCCATTTTCAATTCCATCAATTGCTAGTTTTAAATGTTCAAAGGCATGATTGAGTCTATCAATGATAAACTCCTTATCTCTCAGACCTTTGACATAATTAAATCTCCCATGTTTTTCCGCGCCTAGCTTTAAACGCGCAGCAAAGCGTCGAAGAACATGAAGATTAATTAAATCAAATGGAAGCTTATATTCAGAACTAGTCGCCCCTGACTTGAACTTGTGTTTTTCTGACATTTCTTCTCTCCCTCATTTTCTGAGCATTAGCCGCATTAATCCTTCTATGATGTAAGCATTCCTTGAATGGCTTACCAGTAAATTTATTAATCGCGCAAGGCTGACCACACCTTCCACAATTACCGTTATTAGTCCAATATTCATACATCTTATTTTTCCATTTTTGAATAGCATTTCTATGTATTTTGTAGGATTCAGGAGTCTTGTAATATCTCTGTTTCATTAGTTGATTTTTTAGGTGTAAGATAATTTGAATAGATAATCAAATATTTGTAACTAACTCCAGTAACTTCTAATTTAATATCATTATGAACTATTGGAAGATTTCCATGTTTTTCTCTTAGTTTAAGTAAAGAATGGATTAACTCATTTATATCTTTCATACCCACCCTTTCTTCTTGAAATCACTATCACGTTGTTTTCTTTCACGTTCTGCTTTAGCCTTTTCTCTAGCTTCTTTTATAGTATCATCCTCCCTTTTTCTTGCATCAGCCGCGCGTCTACGTTCTGCAGAATCAGACCAGTCGAATGGGTCGTATCTTGGGTCATATTGATATTCAGCATGTGTCCAAGGATTATTCCATTCTGTCTTTTTTCTTCTCTTTTCTGATTCCTCATATTCAGTTTGAGCACGTCTACTCTCTGCATCCCTCCTTTGTTGTGCCTCCTTCTGTCTATTCATTTCCCTAACCATTTCCTCCAAATCATCATATGGCGACCTTGATGGTGGAGGAGGATTAGATGGCCTTCTGCGAGAATCATCACCATTATGTGTAGTAAAATTAAAGTTAGATTCAGCTAATAATTTACACACTTTACGTGCAGCCATATTAGCTTCATTATCATTAGGATTGTTATTGGCTAACTTTGCCAACTTAATGATTAAATCATAGTTCATGGTCTGCTCACTATTCTATGGTAACGAACGCGACAGTAAATACAAGACTTGTTATGCCCTGAATTATTTGTTGTGCATTCAGGGCATATCCAAGATGGAACCGCGAAGAACTTGTCAAAATGTTCTTGATTGGGAATAGTGATAACTTCTTCCACTTCTTCTATGGAAAAATTATCTTTAGGTGGGCCTATTAGAGTCATTATTTTTGTGCTTCTAATGCTTTCCTATAACTTTCAGTTATTTGTTCTAATATATTGAGAGTTTCCCATGATGGTGATCCCATCACATTAACTCCAAGAGTACCATTAATTTCACTTACTACTAGTATTAGTTTACCTTCTTTTAGTATATCTAAAGTAGTTTCTACTACTTCATCATCGCTTAAAGGTAATTGATTTCCTTCAGCGTCGAATGCTACGTGTTTTGCATCATTATTCTTGGATGCCATTATTTTTGAATCATTTTTCCGTATTTACTTGCATTCTTATGAAAAGCTATTCCCCCTAACTTACCAGCTTTTCTAGCTTCTTCAGAAGTCCACTCATGTCCAGTTCCTTTAGCATGAGCAGCTTTACCTCCTTTTGAAGCTATTTCTCTCTGACGTTTAGGGTCCATACTTGCGAAACCTCTTTTTGCAGTAGTCATTATTCTAACCTTTCAGGAAATCCATATTCTTCGGATTTCTGATTGAAAACGATTTTAACGTATTCTTCCAAACTCAGACCTAGATAGCCTAGCAGTAAATCTAAGTAAACAATAGTATCAGCAGCTTCGCGTCCAATCTTATCGAGAGCTGCTTCTCTAGTAGTGATATCTCTACCACGTTCATTAATGTTTGGTAATTCATCTTCAATTCTTCGCAGTTTCTTAATTGCATTACACATTTCACCTAATTCGCCAGCCGCGGCATTACTCCAATCAGTAACAGTCCAAGATTTACCAGCGTGCCATTTCAATACACGCGAAGTATTAGCTAGTCGAAGTTCATAGAAAGTCACTCTACTACCTCTACATTAGCCTTTAACATTTCAACAGTATTTTTAAAAGCTTTTTGAATTACTTCATTTGAAAGAGTAATATCATATACTGAACCGGAACGTGCCATTCCAGCCATTACACAATCAGTAATATAATCAAGAACATCAATTAAATTAACATCATCTCGAATACCATCTGCCATATTCAGATGATGTCGATTTAATTGACGATGTTTATCCCACCAAGTAGTTTCCTTGAAACCTGTTAGAAAATCATGATGGAATCCATCAATATCGCTAATTTTATCTGTATCATGAGTTACTGCTGCAACTCCTAATACATTAGCAAAATATGTGAGTCCCATAACAACATCAGAAATATGCTGATGTGAAGATTTGAGTAGTGTTTCTTTAGAAACATTCGCAAAGTCACAAGTTCTAGTATCAGCAGTAGGACTCTTTTTGACTTTAATCATTCTTTACTCCTATTTTTACCAGCCATAAACTCTTTCATTTCCTTGGCCTGTTCTTCAGGCATTCGATAGATAATTTGATTACCTATCGATTCAGTTTTAATTAGTCCTGATGCTTCAAAACCTTGCATCATATCATCGAATTCAGTAGCATTCTCGTAATGCTGCCACATTTTCTTCATTAACATTGCTCGTGATACTCTATGGTCCTCACGATTCAATAGTTCCATAATAATCATTGTTTTCAGTAATGCAGAATGAGATAGTCCTTGTTTACCTAAAGTAGTCTTACGGACATTCCCTAATAGTTTCTCACATTCTAATATTGCTGTTCTAATGGCACCTTCCGTAATGACTAGTTTTGGTTCTTCCGCGAGAGATAACAACATAGCTATCTTCATCACAGAAGTATCAAATCTATTCAATGTGCCAGTATCATCCTTAAATTCGGAGACTTTAACAATCTCCTTGAAATTCTCATACCAGTCATCAAATATCATTCCTACATTATTGAACCATATTTCACGATTACCAGACTTACCTCGTTTTATCTTACGATATCTATACTCCTCACTTTTATCTAAAGATGCGAGAGCCTGAAATGGACCATTAAGTTTGGCAAGTTCTTTGAGATAATCGGATATGGTTGTGTAATTGATTTGTTCTTCGAGAGGATAGATGAGGGAATTTGTAGTGGTTGATTCTTTTTCGTAGATGATGAATGTTCGTGCGAAGTATCCACCTTGGATAGCTGACTTAGTAAAGAAATCATCACTCATTGCTTCATTGGTTGCTGTAAGCATTGTGATAGTAGGGTCTTTTAAAGTAAAGGTTTCCATTTTGAGAAGTGAACGCCATTCACCTTCATTATAATTGCGGTCATAGATATCAGTTAGAATCTTAGTTGCTACCTTATCTTCGACTATTGATGAAGATAATTCAGAACTACATATGAACGCAACTGATTTGGATTGTATCTTTCCTCCCGGTTGTGTATATGCCGTTCCCATGTCTTTCAGGATTCCTTGAATTGAACCACGACCTGTAATGATACGAGTATTATTGACTAGTTTAACTAGCTTTTTTGCCATGTTTACGGGCGGACCTTTTTTCAGTCCACTATCCGCGTGGAACATGGTATAGATATTGGGATATAGGTTGAATATTTGTTGATTCAACCAAACATTATCTTTTACGACCGCCGATATTGTTGATATTGCGGCCCATCTCCAAAATGATGCTGGTGATTCAAGTTCACTGTGTAAGTCAACTACTTCTTGGACCCAATTCATCGTTTCCTGTTATTCGAGTATTATCGACAATTGAGTAGACAACTGTAATCAACGGTTTTCCAAAGCAATCCTCACAAACTGGACTAGCATCTATAGTCCAAGAGTATTTCTTGCAGGAAGGACACCATACTTCCCGCTTCATTTTCTCAGTATTAAAAAGGGATGTCATCATCTTTCATCCTCAATTCATTAATGACTGATTCATTTTCTTGCCTTAATATTTGAGCTAGTAGAATTTGAAATTGAGCTAGTAATTGAACTATATCATCAGCCTCAATCTTATTCCAGGATTTAACTCTGAAATCAGGGTCAGGTATGCGATGATATAGTGTTAGTTCCCATTCTTTAGCCATTATTATACCTCAAATTTCCTTCTTTGTTGTTCATAGATTATGCTGTCTAATCTAGAATCTTCAGGTAAAGTATCCGCGAGGAATGATTCTGTCACGGATTTAGGTCTTGAATCTACTATTTGCTTTGGAGGCATAATAATAGGTAAGTCCTTAAACTTCTTTAAGTCTCGATAGTTCTTACCAGTTTCAATTTCACATGGAATGACTAATTCATGTCTCGGAAGTGAACAACGCGAGAAATCAATAGGTCTTTCCATTTCTTCTTGAATTACTCGACATCTTTCTATTAATTTACTTATTGGAATAGAGAATAGTAATGCGTCATGAGATTCCATTACAATCTTAATAAGCGGTATTCTTTTTCTTATTCTAAGGGCTGCTGCCTTAGTATTATCTGATACTGCACGTTGAGGAATATATGACAAGCCTTGTCGAAAGAGTTCTTCTCCATATCGTTCAAAGAATGTCCTTCTTCCTCCACATGGAGCATCAATACCATATGGTAATGGGGCGATAAGTTGTCGCGTCTTTTTCAAGCATTCAATTACTTCAGCCTGAAATACCTGTTGAATCTTAGGCTGTTTAAAATGGAAAATTCTCAATGCTTGTTCGGCCATTGCTTCAGTAATTGCTATTGGAATCTTATATTTACGCGCGTCTGTATTAACTGTAGTAGCAGCCCTACGCTTACCTGCTCCAAGATGCCCGGCATGACGTAGAGTCTTACCACAGAATCTAATTGGATGTTCGTAACCTAATTTCTTTTTATCATAATTGAATAGTTCTTCATTAGGCCCGAAGAACCATACAGCAGTATAAGCATGGTAATCAATTTCATCTACTAGTTTTAGTGCTTCTTCATCATTAGCTAATAGCCATACAACTCTAGCTTCAGCTTGTGATGAGTCTGCTTGAACAAATACTTCTTCTTCCTCTACTACAGCAGTATGAATACCCCATGATGTATCATAGATTTCAATATGAGAAACATCAGGCACATACATGCCTCTAATATCAGCACCGATATCACCATGCTTAGTCATGGTTTGAAATGCGGTGCCTAATACTTTATCCTTCTTTTTACCGTTTTCGTCTATTACTTCAACCGAAGGTCTGATTGGTGGGTCTTGTTGACCAGTAGAAGTTCTACCTGTATCCAAACACGGAAAGTATGTAGTTCGCATTCTCCCGTCATAATCTGGGAGCGCCATGAGGTATGTTGAGATAGATTTTCTAACTCGTCTGTCCTCAAGTATAAGTTCACAAATTTTTCTGTGCTCCGGCTTTTTAATCGCAGAGGCACTATTGAGCAGGGCTGTAATATCTTCCTCACCAGTGGTATCTTTTCGAGGAAGTTTAAGATTGTCCCAGAGTAAACTTTGGATTTGTTTAGGTGAATTGACATTAATCTCTGCTCCAGTCAACTTGAATAACTCATACCGACAACGCTCATCCCATTCAATATACTTGTGTAATAGTTGGTCTCTTTCTGGATTATTAATCGCGAAGCCTTGATTCTCAATAGACCAATATAGACCAGGAAGTTGCATTAAGAAGTTTTCAAAGAATGGACGCTGACCTAATTCATCTAAGTCTGCATCCATATTACCATCTATTTCTAATGTTACACAGGAGTCTCTTGCACATCCAATGAGTAGGTCTTGGATAGAACCTTGATACATACCTTCATTTTTGTAGAAAGGTTCTTCTGTGAATAGACTCGTATTGAATGCGAGTCCTTTAGGGAGTTCAGGATTAATCGCGTGAGCTTTAAGCATAGTGTCGGACGCGAGTCGTCGAATAATGAATCCCAATCTTTTGATTTTATCTCTATCGTAATTGAAGTTCTGTCCGACGATTTCTTTTTCATATAACATCTCCGCTAATATTATCCAGCATTGAATTAAGTCAGAAGTAGGTATGGTAGATATTCCATCTGTATTCCAGAGTGGAACAGTCATACCATGTCTAGGGTCTAGTGAGAGTCCAATACAAATAGGAATACAAGTTCCGTTGGCTTCAATATCTGTAGCCATACGAATCTTGCCTTTATATCGATTACGGAACTCAGACAATTGATACGAAGATTTACAGATTTCAAGTGTTCTCTGAGGAAGTATTAACTCAGGAAAGCGTGACTGCATCAGAGCACGCTTGAAATCAAAAATCATTACTTGCCGATTCCAGTAACCTTTAAATTCTCCACCTGCTGCGGTGTGTAACAAGTGAGCTGGATGATAACTCGCGACGAATTTGCGTCCCATACCATGCATGATACTTCCACGGTATGAGCCAATTTTAGTTTTTCCAGACAATGCCCACAATGCAGTTCCACCCAATGCGAGGATGCAATTAGGTTTGACTCCATTAATTTCTTCTTGGAGTTCTTCGAGTTGCTTCTCAATGTTAATACCTACGTTTTTTGCACGAACACCAAAAGGAATTTTCTTACCGGGAAGATTTGGTGGGACTTCATACTTGCAGACATTAGTTACCCAACATGATTCACGATGAATTTCAGCATCGTATAATAGTCTATCTAACTCTTTACCTGATGGTCCTACGAATGGCTTACCTGCGGCAGTTTCTTGATATGATGGAGCTTCGCCAAGTATCATTAACTTGGCACCCATAGGACCAATTCCGGGGACGTATTTATGTTCGCTCATTTTTCAATTTTTTATAACATGCTCCGCACAATCTAGTCCTATGAAGTAGTCCTGGAACTGGAATTACATCCTTCCAATCCTTAAAACATTCAGGACAAGTATTCCAAGTCTCATGGTCCTTAATAAATTCGGACCTGACTTCACCATTATCATCATTAGGAAGTTTTATTGGCATATATCTTCTCTAAAGTTTCTTCCTGTTTCTGTGAGAGTTGCCATTTATTAGCAATACGAATAGTCATATCTTCAATAAAATTAGTTTCCCAATCATTCAAATCATCACTTGCTTCTTCTAGTATGGCAGTAATCCAACTTTCTAAAACTTCGTGTGACTGAGGTTTCCAGATTGGGGCCATCTTATTTATCCTCCTCTGCTATACAAATTTCCTCTATATTATTTTTATGTATAGCAGAATCAATATGAAATTTAATTTCTTTTTGAGTTAATGAATAACATTCAGTATTTGTGTTAAGCATTATCTGAGATAATCCTTTAATTCTAAAATTTCTATGTTGAGTATTCATTTCAAATGAAAAATCATGTTCAACTAATAGTTTAGTAAAATCTTTGAGTATTTGTGGTGCTACTTTTATTAACAATATCATAATTATCTCCCATTCAATTTCTTTAAAGCATCCTGACGTGATTCACATTTAATAATAGTTTCATCTTCGTGGAGAGCTTTCGCGAGTTTAAGATTCTCTGATACTAATCCTACACTTACATTAAATTCTAATGAAGTGTGGCTAATAGTCCAATCTTTACCGAAGCGATATGTCATAGCTAGATGATAAATTTCCATTATCATCACTTTGCCATGCCATGTTTCTTCTTGTTTATATCTCTCAGGGAATGTCATTCCATCTGACCTATTACTGATTGAATCTTTTCCTTAATTTCACTTATTTCATCGAGTATTCTTTCTGAATAATGATTTCTATTTCTAAATTGAATACTTGTAGAACGTAAATCTTTAGCTAATTGTTCAATAGTCTTAATAGACTCCCACATTTTGGCCCATTCATCTCTAGTCAAACTCATTTTATCTCCTTATTTTTGTGAAAAAAGAATCATCTCTTTCAAAGAGATGCTTCAATTTATCTGAAGAAAATGTATCTTGAATGATAGCACTGATACGTTCTAATGTAACACCTTTATTAATCCAAGTATGTCCTTTACTACATTCTTTTCTAAAATTATTACCGGGTATACGAATAGACCTGCAATATCTCTTTCTATTGCATTCTTTACAGAATAAAAGTTTAAGTCCTTTGTTCATAATATGATTGTGCCATTTCTCACGTTGATTTTTTATCTGCCATAAAATGGTCCAGAGTATATCAGGTCAGCGAAACGGCACCAAATCGACCTATTAGTTAGCAGCCGAAGCTGACACTAACTAATCTTGGATTCCTTCTGTTCATCGGTGACTACACGAATTTTAATCGCGCGCCAGCCTTTTCCTTCTACTTCTACAGGAGTAAACTCTACTTTCATTCCATTCTTCAAATCTTGAAAGTTGAAAGTATCCTGTTTTAGTGAAGTCCAATGAAAGAAGATTCGAGTGAATTTGATTTCCTTGGAAGAAATAAAACCCCATCCTTCCTCGGAAACCTTGATAATCTTTCCAATAATTCGTCTTTCCTCTTTTGTCTTTTCCTCGATATGGATGTTTTCAGCTTCCAAATCAGGGTTGTTGACAATATCACCAATCTTAGTCATTGTATTCTCCCGCTTTCACTGAAATTAGGAAGCACACTGCCTTATGCTTCTAATTAATTAATGGGCAGTTATTTCTAATTAAAGGCGGGGCCACCCACGTTATACGGCACATTGTGCTACGTTGTGAGTGACCCCTATCATTAATCTGCTTTCTGGCCCCATGTTTAGGCATTACAACTCACACCGCCATATGGCTAACTTAAATGTGAGACTGGTATTTGACCCACAGACTAACGAATCTGATTAATCGAGTTCTGAGTCCTCGACTTCTTCAATGTCATCGTCATCTTCGATGTCAGAATCAGGTTCCTTATCTGATTCATCGATAGTAGTATCTTCGACAGTCTGCTGTTTCTGAAGTTCGTCCATGTCAACAGCATCGTCATTCTGTTCAATCAGTCTCATTGTCTTTCTCCTTTAACAGTTAACGAACTTACTACTAGAACTTACTAGTGAACACCTAGTTAAGCAGCGTGAACATCTTCGCGAGGAGCACGATACTTATGATTCACCCGATTCATCAGGCGATTCTGATAAGTATCATTCTCCACGAAAACGTCAATCTCCCTACCTTCTGAAGATTTCAAGTCAAAACGTGTTCCTGACTTGACATCCACACCGAAAGCCTGAAGATATCCAACAGCAAAACCAATGGCCTTGCTATTGAAATTCCAGTCTAACGGAACTCCAGAAAACTCTGTGTCTCCCGTATCACCATTGAACTTGATAGTAGCTTCAACAGGATAGTTTGTGGATGGGCCTTTCTCAGACTGTTTCGCGGGGGCCTCACCCACACTGTTAATCACTACACGATACCATGCAGGATTAACAATCTTTCCGCGGAGAAGGTCACGGTCTGAAAATGAGATTACAGGCATTGTGTGTTACTCCTTAGCTTTGAACGTTGTGGGTTGTGGTGTTAGTGTGGATGTTGTGATTCGTTGGATAGGTTGTTCAGCCTTCAATTTGCGAATCGCAGGTTCAATCCACTTATCGTATAGTGGTTCATTATTGAACGCTATTTTCCTTTCTAGTGGAAGTGAAGTTCTAGCATAGTCATTCCCTAAGTGCTGGGTAACTAGTGTGAACTTACCTTCACCTGAATCAACGTTGAAATCAGTCTCAACGTTAAAGTGATAAACTTCCGTCATATAAGATGCTATCTTACCGGAAATCTTATCACCGCCTGTGATGATTACTCTTGAATGATGAGTAAGTTTATTCTTTTCATCGTCTTTACGCTGACCAACTACGTGAGCGATTACGACGACATGAATCTTATGATAAGATTGAACGTCCTTCAGTATGTCCATTAAATCTTGAAACGCGGAGGCTTCAGCGTTATATTCCTCAAGACCAGGGACATATATACTTCCTATCTTCTTTCCCATTCCTTCAGCAGATTTCTGCTTAATAGTCTGTCGATTCATATTATCACCAATTGAAGTGAGTGAATCGACTATAATAGTTTTGAATGGGCAATTAACCCTAAAAGAATCTAACTTCTTCTTAGGTGTATCCCAATCAGAATAGTCATCAGCTACTATATGACCCCTGCCCCATAATCCCCACCGTTTAGCAGGAAGTTCTAAGGCTTTCATTTTCCTATCAGTAGATACCCAGTATTGTGGACCGGGATATGATAGCGCGCAGGTAGACTTTCGAGTGCCCGGCTCACCTTTTAACATAGTGAACAGGCCATCATCTGCACACATTTGTTCGAGTGTTGGCATCTATTCTCTCAATCTTTTTAAATACGACGTGGGTCAGTTAACGCAGCTTGATATTGCTCGATGTCCCTGATGTCGCTATCAGATAAGCCATCAGGATTAATAATACCACAGTCCCCAATAATGACAGGAGTATCTTCCAATCGGAGTCCTGCCACATTCTTTTCAGTAGTTGTTTTAATGTCATGTTGAGTAGGCTCCTCTAAGTCTACAGTATAACCACCACCTTTAACTACCATTTATCATGCTCCTTTAACCACTCCTCACTTACGTAGTCATACTTTCGACGACGCATAGGAGTAAGTCTAAGTTTTAGTTCCGCCAATAAACTCCGCAATTGCTGCAACATCTTTCGCATTTTTCCTCACAATGCAATCTGCACAATGTGGCTTAGCCATTGGTTTATTGCTGGAATGAATTAGAGTAGCTTTAGTGATAAGCATTGGCTCACCACATTTATTACATTCACACAATTTTCCTTCAGCGAGATTGATAGGAACATAATGTGAACACGCAGGCTTAATACACTTATAGACTAGATAGGGCTTATCACCATTACGTGACAAGTCTACTTTCTTGTAACGATGAAGATGTTTGGCTACGTGAGATGAAGGTTTACTCATGATTTCGACCCATCGAATACGACTGTCCTAACTACACGGACAATACGCATTGGATATTTTGCTTTAGCACTTTCCTTAACACGCCATAGTGCATCCTTGTGTTGTCTGTAAACATCCACAAGAGTCCACTTTGTTCCGAACTTAACTTCGACGTTATAGAATTTACTCATCGCCTAATTTTAATCCATCAGGAAGTTCTTCATTAATCATCTCAGTGACAGCCGCCAAAACTTTTAGCACTTTAGCTGTGAGTTTTGGTGACATATCCATTGAGACTTTAATTATCATCAATGTTTGCTGGATTAATTTCATCTCAGCTTCAGAAACTTCGTAAAGCTTTTTGATTTCTTCTACACGCTGTTTAATCTTCTTCTGTTGTGGTGAACCAAGAAATTCAAATAGTTCCATTTAATCCTCCTCATTCGTGGGATTCCATGATGGACCCACTACAAATAGCCGTTTAATTTCTGACTCACGCATCATTGGGTCAGACTCACATACTTTCAAGAAAGAACAGTTACCGTATTTTCCCTCACAATGAGTAAAATTGCGAGGCCAGT